ATACCTTTGAGGGCGGGGATGACGTGTAGGGCTTCGGACAGCTGTACCGGGGTTAGTGCGGTGATGTCCGTCACACGTTGGATGGCGGTGGCCTTGCTTTGCAGGGCGGGGCAGAGCTCTTTGGCTTTGCAGTATTTGCATTGCTTCTCTCCAGCTCGGAGGAAGGCTTGGCCGTCTGCCATTCTGCGTAGCACGGCGTTGACCTTGTTGCGGGCCTTGGTCAGTGCCACCTTGTCGTAGGTATGGACTGTGGGAGGGCCGCAGGTGGGTTGGATGATACTGACGGTGACCTCCTTGACCCGATACTTCCGGTTGACCAGCACAGCCAGCCACATGAGTTGTCGGTTCTCGGAAGCGTTGGCGACCTTGATGGGGCCAGTCTTGTAGTCAGCGATGAGACACAGCCCGTCTCGGATGGCTATGTAGTCGGGGACGCCGCTGAATTTATCATTACGATACCACAGGCGTTCTTCCTTGATGATGGTGGGGGCGACAGTTCGCCAGTTATCCCACATCACATCCATTAAGGCGTCACGTTGCTGCTCGCATTTCTTGGCGATGACCAAGTCATAGTCAAACAGTTCGACTTCTGTGGCATCTCCCTCGTGGAGCCATTGGTGAATTTTGTTTCCTGTTATTGCCTGTTGGGAAGACTGGTCTGCCATCCCAAGGCTCATGGTATGCCGTCCGGGGCATAGCTCGTTGGCCTCTGCGTCCGATGCTGACGGCTGGCCTTTTCTTTCATCTATCATAGGGTTCATTACTTTTCCTCCTTATTTTCTCTATGGGCAATCCAAACCCGGCCACCTCGGCAGCGGCCTCTAGTCCTCCCGAAAGGAAGAAGGGCTTTAGGTTCGAGACCATCTCGGCCTCGCCCCTGCCAAGGGGCCGAATCAGATTGCAGTCCTTGTCGAGGAGCTTGTCAGTGACAGCCTTGCGTCGGTCATGCACAGCTTGTGCGATCACCGCAGCGATAAGCTCCCTAACGTCATGCTCCTCCATTCATTATTTGACGACTAAAAGGGTTTTTCAACCTCAGCCTCTTCCAGCTTTGCCTCTGCGACATAGCCACCCTCTTGCTTCTCGAACATCCCGGCTGGGGTGTATTCGATTAGCTCCGATATCTGCGCGGCCTGCAAGCCACAGCCTACTCCCTTTCCCCCGGTGGGATGGTCGTAGTCGAAGGCGGCTACAGCCACGTTCCCGATGGAGCCGTTACCGATATTGGTAGCATTCTCGATGCTGTTCTTCTCGGAGTCAACCACGACAACCGGACGGGTTGCCTTGGCGACGACATACATACCCATCTCGGGTTTGCCTTGTTCTTTACCGTCCTTCACGGTTAGACCGATAGCCTTCAGTGCCTTCTCGTCGTCCTTGGATAGGTTAGTACAGTTGACTTGGTATTTTTCGCTATACTTGTTTGGTTCGTGGAAGTTAGCCCAGTACAGGGTACATCCCTTTATTACGTGTGTTCTTGTTTCGCTCATTTTTTTGTTTCTTTTTTGTTTTGGTTAAGTGCTGGGTGCCCGATTTCTACTCGCCACAACGCTAACATCAGTGGTCGGGAGAGCCCAGCGTCTCTTAAAGTTCAGTCAGTTTTATTATGGCTCCCTCTTCTCCCTTTCTTACTACTCTTACTTTCACGGTTATCTCCGGGATGAACTTCCAAGCGTCGTCTTGCGGCAACAAGGCAATCGCAGATTGTTGCCAAGGCTCCGTCGAGGTCTCTTCGCCGTCTGTCTGACACAAGAATTTCAACTGAGAGATGATACTGTCTGTCGCCTGCTCCATCCATTTTTTGCATTTTGGTGCCGTTATCAATCTGTTCCCACCGACAATTATCTTTTTGTTCTTGAAGGCTGGAACGTGGCCTATCGAATGGATGCCGATGACCAGTGATTCGTTGGTATTCGTTGAACTCACTTTGTGTCCACCCCATGTCTAGGACTTTGGAAGCGTGTGAGGTGAGGAATAAATTCCAGCTTGGCACGACCACACGGGCCATTGCGGTGCTTGGCTATACTCACCCACACTAGGTTACTGTCTCCATCTCGGTGCATCAGTGCAACCAAGTCAGCGTCTTGCTCAATCGCGCCACTGTCACGAAGGTCTGAAAGGCATGGCTCGCGGCCCTGTTCTTCGACCTTGCGTGAGAGTTGACTGAGCACTAACACTGGAATATCTAATTGACGAGCCACCAGCTTTACGGCAGCGGATATCTTCGTCACCTCCTGCACACGCGAGTCGGCCTTGGTGTGCATTAGCTGGAGGTAATCGATGACTAAAAATTTAATCCCGTGCCGATACTTGAGATGGCGGGCCTTGGACTGCAGCTGCACGATGGACAGGTTGCCTGTTTGATCGATGTGCAAGGGAGCTTTAATTATGCTGGCAGCGGTATCGGTTATCTGCTTGATATCGCTTTGCCCGAGCCTCCCGCCAGCCATGTGGTGTGAATCCACCCCAGCCCTAGCAGATATTATTCGCTTAACGAGTGCGCGTGAGGTCATCTCCATTGAGAGGAATCCGGTGCTTATGCCATTGTCGATGGCGACGTGTTCAGCGATGGTCAGTGCGAGGCTTGTCTTGCCCTGCGATGGTCGAGCAGCAAGGACAATCATGTCGCCGTTCTTGAAGCCCGTGGTGAGACCGTCGAGAGAGGGGAACCCCGTTGGGATGCCAATCACCTTACCCTTGTTGGTGCAAGCCTCCTCGATGTCGTCCAGCGCGGTGCGAACAACATCTTTCAACGGGATTAACCCGCTCTCTCTTTCGGTGGCAAGCAGGTTGAGTAGCTTGCCTTGTGCCTCGTCTAGCAGGGCGTCATCATCCCCCTTGCGGCTGGCTATGGACAAGACAGACTGCGCGGTGTGTACGAGGGAGCGCAGCTTGGACTTTCCAGCCACAGTAGCCACATATGTAGGGAGTCCGGCAGCAGACGGGACTTGGTCGGGGAGGGAACTTACATAGGCAACGCCGCCGATGTCTTCGACACCGCGATCCAGCGTATCCTTTGCCTCTTGGAAGATTGTGATTACATCGACTATCCTGCCGTCCCCCCGCAGCTTCACAAGAAGCTCGAAGAGATTCCTGTTGCGAAGCTCGTAGAAATCATCGGGCACCAACTCGGCAGCAGCATCATCGATGCAGCCCGGTTCGAGCAGGCAGCACCCCAACACGCCCCCTTCAGCCATCGCGGATTGTGGGATTTCAATTCCCGTTAATAGTGATTCCATATTGCTTGGCCAGCTTGGGGGCTTCGGTGATGACACAGTGGCGGATCAGTGAAGAGACAGGGATGCTTGAGGCTTTCGAGAGTTCTCTCAAGCTCTCGTCCATGTGCTTCTTCATTCTGAAGCAGACGGTCTTCTCCATGCTCTCCTGTACTACCAGTGCGTTTAACTTTTTCATTTCCGTTACAGTTAGGTATTGCCTACTCGCGGAGTGTTTAGATGTATTACTCATGTCTGTCAATGTTATTACGCCACTAGTCGCATAAAGTTATTCTCAGCATTAAAATAGTTATCCGCCTCGGCAGGGAAGACGAGGGTGCGGTAGTGCTGGAAGAGCATATCGTAGCTGCCGTGACCCAGCGCGGTCTTGGTGGACTCGGGGCCAAAGGCTACAAGGCTGTAGGAGGCGAACGTGTGGCGGGTGCAGCTGTTCGGCCATTGGCCTAGAAGCCCGGTCTCGTTTTTAATCGCGCTCCATTTGCTTTCCCAGTTGGAGGCTTGGATATCAAGGTTGTTCTCGAAGGCCCACTTTAGGATGCCACGCAGCTTCTCGTTGAGCGGGGCAAACCTTTCCTTCCTGTCCTTGGCTTTGGAAGCGGGCACATGGACGAACCCTTCATCGAAGTACACGTTGTCCCAGCCAAGGCTGGCTGACTCCCGCTCGGGTCGGGTGCCTGCGTAGAGCATGATGGACATTCTCGGCACCATGTCGGGGCAGTTCTCCATCGCATAGCGGTACATTGTGCTTACCTCGTCGAGGGTGAGTATCTCCTTGGCTTTCTCCTTCGCCTCAAGCTCCTCCACGGAGGGGCGGTAGGTGGAGATGCGGGTGGTGGGGTTCGTCTCGGTGAAGCCTTCCTTGAGCGACCAGTTGTAGAGATTCTTGACCTCCTTCAAGTAGCCATTCTTGGTGCGGGTCGCTAATCCCAAGCTCTTGATCCATTGCTTAATTTCATTATGTGTAACTTCATCCAGCAATCTGCCGTCAAACACCTTGGCGAACCGTTTAATAATTGACCTCAAGGTTCTCATTGAGGTGGTTGCGTTTCCCATGTCTGCTTTATCCTTCAAGAAAAGCTCAACGGCTGAGTTCACCTCAGCCATCTTCTTTCTAGCCGTCTCGACACGAACCTGTTCTTTGACCGCATCAAGCAGGTTCAAGCCATGCTCCCTAACGAGCCCAAGTGCCAAGGCCGCTTCGTGTAGTTCCCTCTCTGTGTATTTCATATGTCCGTCAAATGTATCACAGATGTTATACACATAAAAGAAAAAGTTATTCACAGGATTCTCTTAAAAAGGGGGGATTTCCCCGGGGGGAGAATGCCATCATATAAGAAACTTTTGTCGCTCACGAATGGTTGAAAAAAAAGTTTGTCAATCACTTGACGGGATTTGTGATTGTCTGTAGGTTGGGTGTGCGGATGGAACCCGCCCAAAGTTCTACTTGCCTAATGCAGCGTGGCAAACTGTGCGGCCTAAACCGGAAAGCGAGCCAACCGGATAAGCGGGAGAGGTGCGTCCGTCCCCGTAGGCCGGACTTCTATCTTCTTCCATAACTGGAGAAAAATATTATGGCTTGTGTAGATTATTTTCAAGCACTCAAAATGGTGTCCGAATCCTTGGGTAAGAATATCCATCGGAAGGCACTCAACAAAAGCGTTTGGATGAATGCTATTCCGAAGGGGGCTTTCCCGCTCGGACAAGGCACTGTTCAAACAACTTTCACTGTGGAGAACTCGATGCCCGTTGACGATGCGTTAGCGTGGGAGAAGATTGCCGCAGACACTGGTGCCGCTGCAAACACCGCATACTTGGATGCTGCAGCTGGACTTTGCAATCCCACTTGGAACGATGTCGAGTGGGGCTTCACTGAGCAAACCTACAGCCCGGAACGCATCGCCGTTCGTGGCCCTCAGATTTGCCAAAGCAACCTCAAGTATCGCTTTAACGTGGATGTATTCATGCGAGCATATTTGGAAGAGATCACGAAGCACTCGAAGCGTATCTTGGAGAACAAGATTCAGAACGAGTACTTGAAGCATTCCCGCAAGTGCTCCATCACTGGAGCTGCCGGGTCTGAGGCTCTAGTTGATTCTGCTGTTAACACAGCAGAGGAGATGGCGGATCATGTGTTTGCTGATCCGGGCTTTGCTGAAACCTCTGAGTTACTACCGGGGCACCTTGACCAGCTTGCTATCAAGCTGATTGAGTCCGGAGCGACTGAAGGTGACAGTAATGGCTGGATTGAGCTTGGGTCTTCCGGCCCGATCTTCCCGCTGATTATTGGCATGGAAGCATCCAACCTGTTACTGAAGTCTGACGCCAATGTGCGTACTGATTATCGCGAATCCTCGAAATCCAACGAGCTG